CCTATTCGTGGATTTGTAGATTTAATAATAGATGCTGACGGAGAAGATATTGTTGGGGAAATTAAAACAATTAAAGATGAGCAGTACTCTATAAGAAAAGATACTTCAACGGGAGCTGATAGCCACATAGTTCAGCTACTTATTTATATGAAGGCTTTGAACCTAAGTGAAGGATTCTTGCTGTATGAAAACAAGAACACCCACGAGATTGCAATTGTGCCTGTCGTAATGTCTGAAGAAAATATTGATTACTCAGATTATATTTTTAACTGGATGAAAGAAGTAAGAAAAGCTTGGGAAGAAAAGAAGAATATCAAGCGTCCATTTAAAGAAGGTGGAAAACCATGTAACTACTGTCCAGTATCTGCTGCTTGTCTAGAAAGACCAGATGGAAGAACAAAGATAGATCCGCTAGTGGTGAGAAGTCAGTGTTAAAAGTTTGTGCAGAATGTCTTAACGAATTTAAGTTTAAAACACATAATCAAAAATATTGTTCAAATGAATGTTGTAGGGTTGCAACAAATAAAAGAATTATGGAGAAGTATTATCAGAAAAGGGCTAGGCTTCGTGGAGAAGAAAGACTATGTAGTTGTGGATCCCAGCTAAGTAGATATAATCCAGATGATAAGTGTGAGCTCTGTCACATACAAGAAAGAAAAAACAAGAAATCTATAGCATTGGAGGTAATGCAAGGTGTCGTTAGCAACACTAAAAAAACATCACGCAAATAAGGTACTAGGTATTGACGCATCAACAACCTCTATAGCTTTTTGTTTATTTGAAAATGGTAAGCCAACAAGAATGGGAAAGTTGCCAATAGTTGGATCTGATATTTATGAAAAGGTTAGAGATGCACACATTAAGTCACAAGCATTGTCTAAACTAGTAACACCTGATTATGTAGCAATTGAGTCCGCAATTATGGTTAGGTCAGCTGATGCAGGGTTAAAGATTGCTATGATTGTTGGTGCTGCACTATCTGCAATCCTTAGACCAGAAACAAAAGTAATTACAGTTGCTCCAGTTCAATGGCAGTCTTTTATTGGCAATAAGAATCCAACAAAAGCAGATAAGCTTGCAATCCAGCAAGAGTTCCCAGATAAGTCTGCTACCTGGTATAAAGCTACAATTAGAGAACGCAGAAAACAAAAAACAATGAACTACTTTATTGATAAGTTTGGTGTTGATATTACAGACAATGATGTTGGCGATGCTACTGGAATTGCCTACTACGCATTTAACAAGTTGACGGAGCGTTAGAATGGCAGCAAAACTATATCAATCAAAGGTGTGGCTAACTAAAAGATATCAAGTGGACAAGAAAACTATACAAGAAATTGCAAAAGAATGTGACACAAGTCACCAAACCATATTCAGGTACCTAACTGAATTTGGACTAATGAGAGATCAGAGGACATGGAAGAAAAGATGAGACTAAATCTTAGCGGTGTAAATATGCGTGGAGATTTTGGAAAACAAGATATGGGTTATCCTTTAGCATCTACAAACATGCTTAATGCTTTTACTAACAATAATGTGCAAGTAACCACTTTTGATCCAACAAGCAAGGTTAATTTATCTTATGCTGTTCCAGATAATCATGTGTTGTTTTCTGGGTCTTATAATATTCTATACTCCTGCCATGAAACTTCTGAGATATCAGATAGATGGGCAGATTGTATAAAAAAGGGAGACGAACTTTGGACCGCTTCTAGTTGGGCTGCAGATGTTTTTAGAAAAAAGTATGATGGACACATTAATGTTTTTCCACATGGAGTTTCTGGAAAATTTATTCCAGCAAAAAGAAGGCTCCAAGACGATAAGTTTTTCTTTTTACATAATGGAGAGCCTTACGTTAGAAAAGGTGGGCAGATGGCTGTTGAAGCTTTCTTGGAAGAATTTGCAGATGATGAAAACGTATTCTTAATTCTTAAAACATATGATCAGGGACATACGATTCAAGTTGATGATGGCACTGGAAAACTTGTGAGCCCAGAAGTTGCTTACAAGAATATTAAAACTATAAAGAAGTCTGTATCTTTTAATGACTATCTTAGAATCCTGCACAATACTCATTGTTTTATTTATCCATCATGGGGTGAGGGATTTGGTATGATGCCACTAGAAGCTATGGCAACTGGAATGCCAACTATTACAACTTGGGAGTGGGCAGAGTATAAGGACGACATTGCTTTTAAAATTGATAGTGACATTGTTCCAGTACCAGATAGAATTCCAGGATACCTAAAAGAAACATATCTTGGAAATGTCTACATGCCACGCAAAGAAAGCTTGAAAAGTCAGATGCGTATGGTGTATAATAATCATCTAAATGAATTTGAAAACAGCTTTGAAAAGTCTATAAGTATTCACAAGAGATGGAACTGGGATACACTTGCAGAAAAATATGCAATTCCTAGACTAAAAGAAATATATGGAGAATTAAATGTTTGAGTACAAAGAAGAAGAAAAGTTTCATATTGAGGTGGATCAAGTAAACCATCCCCTTCACTATACAAGCGACCCCTCTGGAGTTGAGTGTATTCAGATTACACGTCATAGAAACTTTAACATTGGAAATGCTTTTAAGTATTTGTGGAGAGCGGGTATAAAAGATGACAAAAGACAAATTGAAGATCTGCAAAAAGCAATATTTTATATTAATGATGAAATTAATAGGTTAGAGGGAAAATAATGCCAACGTATGAATACACCTGTATTGAGTGTGACAAAACTATAGAAAAGCCAAATGTAAAAGTAGACGATAGAGATCATCAACAATGTGAGTCCTGTGGAAATGTATTAACAAGAAGCTGGACGCTTGGTAATGTTTCTGTATGGGCTCCAACCGCTGGTGGCTACAGATAAATGGCTAAAAAACGCACACAGATTAAATATAATCCACTTTGGGATGTAAAGCTTGAGTATACCCATGGAAAAGATTTAATCGTCCCAGGGACATTAGTTAAAATAAAGAATGTTCGTGGAGAATTTAAATTTGAAAAGTATGTAAAAAACATTGAATCTGGCATGGAGTGGATTGATGTTATTGGCAATACTGGGTATAGATCCTTTTATTTGCACGACTTTAAGGGTATAATTAAACCTAAGAAGAAAAAGGTTGTGAAATAATGTCAGAGATAGAACTAGCAGACAGATGGGAAAAAATCAATTCTGTTGTTGCGGAATTTCTAAAAGGCAATACAAACCCGTCACAAATTGCTAGTTCAACTGGCTATAAAAGAGCAGACGTTGTAGAGTATTTAAATGAGTGGAGATCTGTAATCCATAGTGATAGGCAGATTCAAATTAGAGCAAGAGAAGCCCTAAGCGGTGCTGATCAACATTATTCTATGCTTATTAAAGAAGCTTGGGCAGTTGTTGAAGAGGCAGATAGAACTGGACAGCTTCCACAAAAAACAGCAGCACTAAAGCTTATTGCAGATGTTCAGCAAAAACAAATGGACATGTTGCAAAAAGCTGGTGTCCTAGATAACAATGAGATGGCTGAAAAGATTATTGAAACTGAAGACAAGCAAAGAGTTGTTGTTGACATAATTCGTGATGTTGTTTCTAAGTGCACTCATTGTAAGCCTTTAGTTTTTTCAAAATTAAGTGACGTAAGCGGTCAAGCAGAGGAACTATAATGTTTGAAGACATGATGGATCTCCTTGCTGGAGACGAGTTTGACGAAAAACCAGTAATGATCGAAGAGTTTGTTGTTAGTGATCACTACCTTGGTCTTCCCCCTTTGTCTCAATACCAATACCAATCTATTCGTGCAATGAGTCAAATTTATAAAAAGACAACTCTTGTAAATCTTTATGGAGAAGAAGAGGCAAACAATAGATGGCAGCAAACTTGTAACGAAGTTATCTTACAGCTTGGCAAGGGCTCTGGTAAAGACTATATGTCCACAATTGCGGTGGCATACATGGTTTACCTTTTGTTATGTCTAAAAGATCCTGCAAGATACTATGGCAAACCATCTGGAGATGCTATTGATATCCTTAACATTGCTATTAACGCTGAACAAGCTAAAAACGTATTCTTTGAAAACTTCAAAAAACGTATCCTTGGTTCTCCTTGGTTCCAAGGTAAGTTTTCTCCAAAAGCATCCTCTATTGCGTTTGATAAGTCTATTACTTGCCACTCTGGTCACTCTGAAAGAGAATCTTGGGAAGGATACAACGTGCTATGCGTTATCCTTGATGAAATCTCAGGATTTGCTACAGAAAATAATACTGGTCACGACCAAGCAAAAACTGGATCAGCAATATATGATATGTATCGTGCATCAGTAGATTCTCGTTTCCCAGACTTTGGAAAGGTTGTTTTACTTTCTTTCCCTAGATATAAAAATGACTACATTCAACAAAAGTATAGCGAAGCCATTGCTAGTAAAAATGTACACATACGAGACTATAAGTTTAAGCTTGATGATATGGCAGACGATAGTGATCCAGATAATTTATTCTCTATCGAATGGGAAGAGGATGAGATTTTAGCTTACAGGTACCCAAAGGTTTTTGCACTAAAGCGTCCAACCTGGGAAGTTAATCCAACAAGAAGTATAGAAGACTTTAAGTTGCAGTTCTACAAAAACCCAATTGATGCACTTTCTCGATTTGCTTGTATGCCTCCAGATGCACAAGACGCATTCTTTAGATCAAAAGAAAAAATTGAATCGTGCTTTAGACTACCATCAAATGCGGTAGATGAGGTTGGAAGATTTGCAGAGTGGTTCCAGCCAGAAGAAAATAAAGAATACTTCATTCACGTTGACCTTGCACAAAAACATGACCATTGTGCAGTTGCTATGGCACACGTTGATAAATGGGTAAAGGTTTCTAGTTTTAATGATTATGATGTAGTGAATCCATTTGTGATTGTAGATGCAGTCAGATGGTGGACTCCAACTGCAGATAAAGCAGTAGAGTTTAAGGATGTAAAAAATTATATCTTAGAACTTCGTGCAAGAGGATTTAATATCCGTAAAGTAACTTTTGATAGATGGAACTCGTTTGACATCATGAATGAACTTAAGGGTCAAGGAATGAACTCTGAAACACTTTCTGTTGCAAAGAAACACTATGAAGACATGGCTATGATTATTGCAGAAGAAAGAGTAATTGGACCAGCAATTAAAATTCTTACAGATGAGCTATTGCAACTACGAATCATTCGTGATAAAGTAGATCACCCAAGAAAGGGATCTAAGGACTTGTCTGATGCTGTTTGTGGAGCAATTTATAATGCTATCTCAGGAACATCAAAACAAATTGGATTAAAAGAAATTGAAGTTCATACTTGGAAAGATCTTAGAAACGCAGTAGATGAAACTGCAAATGTAAAAGTAACTCAAGTTCCTAGAAGAAAACCAGAAGATATGCCAGATGATGTTTTAAGTTTCTTAAGTGGAATGGGGATAATTTAATGGATGATGAATTTGAAATTGAAGACGAAGACATCCAAGAAATTTTTATTTTTATGTTACAGAATGGATATATGGATCTAATTGGTTTAGATACTTTTGGGGAGCCACTGTATAGAATGACCCCTAAAATGGGCAGAGATTTTCCAGATTTATTTGATGCTCACCTATCAGCTACAAACGAGGTAATATTTAGTCTTTGGCAAAAAGGTTTGCTTGAAATGAATATGAATAACGAGGGGGAATGGGTTGTAGTTCCAACTTACAGCACATTTAATTATAAGGATATGAATGTTGATCTTGATCAGGAGGAGATCTTAATGTTGGAAGAAATTTCTAGAATTGAAATAGAAAAAAGGACAAACGGGTTATAATATAACTATGGCTGATAAAACATATAAACCAACTAGTGGCATGGCATCCGCTGCTAGACGTGCATTAAAATGGAAAAAAGAAGGAAAGCGTGGAGGAACCTCTGTAGGTTTAGCTCGTGCTAATCAATTAGCAAACATGGAAAATCTTTCTGAAAGTACCGTTGCAAGAATGTACTCTTTCTTTTCTCGTCATGAAGTAGACAAAAAAGCAACAGGTTTTAGTGCAGGTGAAGAAGGATATCCAAGTCCAGGAAGAGTAGCTTGGGATCTTTGGGGTGGGGATGCAGGTTTTTCTTGGTCAAGAGCAAAGTGGAACTCAATTAAAAATCAGAGAGAGAACAAGTCTGATACAATAGATAATACGGAGGCAGACGCAATGGAAAAAAAAGATTACTCTACTAAGCAACGCAGAGCAATGGCAGCAAGAGGTCAGGCAATGCCAGATGGCTCGTTTCCAATTGCAGATAGAGCAGACCTATCTAATGCAATTCAAGCAGTTGGTCGTGCGTCAAATTATGAAGCTGCAAAGCGTCATATTATTCGTAGAGCTCGTACTCTAGGTCTTATGGATATGCTTCCAGAAGATTGGACAGCAAGAATGTCCAAGTCGATGAATTATTCAGATTCACGCCTAATGAAATATATGTAATGATTTGCAGAATCTGTAAACAACATAAAAATACAGATGAGTTAGTAATAAACCATACAACCCCAGTTAAAGTTCACTATAAAGATATATGCAAGCCCTGCTCATCTGAAAAAAATAAAGTAGTATCTTCTTTAAAAAAAGTAAATCCGTATCCAGAACAAGATTATACATGCCCAATATGTAATAGATTATCAAATAAGTATTACTTAGATCATGATTGGGAAAGCAAATACTTTAGAGGTTGGTTGTGCAATGCTTGTAATGTTGCTCTAGGACTACTTAAAGATGATGTAAACATTTTAAAAAACGCTATAGATTATCTTGACAAAAACAGTTCTATAGTGTAACATAATACCTATAATTAAAAATTGGTAGAGTTGGGCAGGTGGTGAGCCCCTTTGACTGTAAATCAAACGCTTTGCTGTGTAGGTTCGATTCCTATCTCTACCACTCTTCTTCCTTAGCTCAACGGCAGAGCATTCGACTGTTAATCGAAGGGTTGTTGGTTCGAATCCATCAGGAAGAGCTTGGTGGGGAGGAGTTACTCCAATCGGATAGCTCCTCCCTGCCTCTTATAAAATGACACATGAGGAGAGTATAATGGAAGTAATGGAAACTGTAGAGCAAATAGAACGACAGTTAAAGATTGCAGACCGCTGCGATAGATGCGGTGCTCAGGCATTTGTGTTAGTAAAGGGTGTATCTGGAGAATTATATTTTTGTGGACACCACTATGCTGCAAATGAAAAAGCGTTAATTAAATTCTCTTATGAAGTTATAGATGAAAGAGATCATATAAATTCTCACTCTGCCTCTAGCGTATAAGAATAGTTCCCCCTCGTAGCTCAGTGGATAGAGCAATAGGTTTCTACCCTACAGGTCGGGAGTTCGAATCTCTCCGAGGGGACAAAATGATAGGAAAAAATGGAAAATATTTTTAACGAATACTTAGCTAAAAATGGAGGAAGCTCCTTTTCTCAAAACAATCAGGACCAACTAGTACTATCAATATTGGGAGAGTCTCCTGGATTTTTTGTAGAGTTCGGTGCTGATGATGGCATTGCTCTTAGTAATACATATACTCTGGAAAAAAACTTTAACTGGAATGGAATAGTTTGTGAGGCTTCTAAAGTGTCTCACGAAAAACTAATAAACAATAGAAAATGCCATATAGATTTTAACTGTGTCACTGATAAATCTGGTGACGTTGTAACCTTTATTGAAACTGGCAGTGGCTTATCCTCTATGGAAAAATATGCATATGATGATATGTGGGCAGACAAAAGAAAAGAAGGATATTCCTACGAAGTTCCAACAATATCACTATCAGACTTATTAGATAAATACAATGCTCCAGATGTTATAGATTACCTATCCATAGATACAGAAGGATCGGAACTAGATATTCTTTCGGCATATGACTTTTCTAGAACATTTAAAATTATTACTGTAGAGCATAACTATACAGAGAATAGAGAAAAAATTTATAATCTTTTAACTTCTAAGGGATATATAAGGATTTTGGAAGATCTTTCAAAGTGGGATGATTGGTATATTCATAAGTTAGCTGTACTTTTTGATTAAAATAAAATGTCTGATAAACTTATTAGATGTACAAAAAGTTAATAGCATCAGTATTTTCTGTGTTATTAATTTTTTCTCAAGCGGCACCAGCAAATGCCTCAGATTCCATTAGGTATAAAACAGAAAAAAATCAAACAATTAAAAAGGGAAAATGGACAACCATTAATTTTAATGGAAAAACCTCTATTCAGGGTAATGGAAAAAGATCTTTATTTTGTTATCAGGTAGTACTTAATACTAAGGGTAAGAAAAAACCAAAGTATGTAAAGGTAAGAATGGTAAGAGTTGGATCTGGAAAAAATAATGCAACCGCAACAAATACTTACTTTTTTACCTCAAAACCAGACAAAAAGTTTGTAGCCTCACAATGCTGGACTATTGTTACCAAGCACCCAGTAGTGCTTCAAGTAAGGATTTCTGGGGGAAGCTCAACCTATAAAACGGACATATCTCAATTTAAAATGTGGACTCCAAACGGGGATTATCCACAAGATTTTTCGGACTTTATTCCAGAAACAACTATTAACTAGTTTATGATGATATAATAAGTTTGGGATAAATCCCTAATTTATATGAAAAGAGTGATTCTAAATGGGTCTACCTATTAAAGGTGGTAAGGTTACAACACCTTACAAGAAGCTTGGAAAGATGTGGTCAAAGGGCTACCATACAGGAGTAGATTTTGCAGTTCCAACAGGAACTGATATCATTGCAGTTGCAGATGGTAAGATTGAAAACGCATCCTGGGGAAATAGCTACGGCACCCAACTGGTCCAGAAAGTTGAAGGTGGCTGGGTAATCTATGCACACCTTTCAAAGGCTCTAGTTAAGCCTGGAGCAACAGTAAAGAAGGGACAGCACATTGGTGAGTCTGGTAACACAGGCAACTCCTCTGGTCCGCACCTTCACTTTGAAATGAGAGACAACATTAGATGGAGTGCAGGTAAGGACATTGATCCTGCCAAGATTCTTGCATCTTAATTAGTTTGAAGCCCCTGACTTGATTTTGTCAGGGGTTTCTGCTATACTGTTACGCATGAGTGAATATGTATCATGGAAAGCTGGAGATCCAAAAATAAAACCAGCACCGCAAAAAATTCGTCCCAAGACATGGACGCAGTTAGATTTTGGAGCACAAGATTCTATTGTTCCAAAAACCACAGGAATTGCAAACTGGGCTTTTTACATTAATGTATCAGAGCTTGGTGGAGCAACCGATATTAAGGTTCGTTTTACTAGAGACATTGGAACTAAGGAAGCAGACTTCACAGGTCAAAGAATGCTTGATTTAAAGTTAGACAATATTCATAGTGGAACATGGTTCTTTAAAGCAAATAAAGGACAGCCAGTAGGTCTTGAAGTTTATCATTCAGGTAAAACAGACATGACAATTATTACTCGTGAATTAAAAATGTGGATCCCGTAAAGATGTTGACATTCGTTTGCATTTGTGATAACATATACAGTATATAAATAAATGATTTGTTTTAATAATCTCTAATGAGGATTTTAATGGATAAAGGATTTCAGTACGATTTTTTTACAGAAGAATGGTCACACGTTTGTGGTGCT